ATGGATTTATTATTCTCGCTTTGCCTTGTTTTGACATGTTTAGTGCTTGCAATTGGGATGTTTAGCTTGCCATTTTTTAGTTTTATAGATGAAGAGACAGATGCAGCAAGAGCAAATAGTTTAGATGGCATGAGATTCATCCTCGCTTCTTTTGTTATATTTCATCACATTGACTGCGCCTATACCTACATAACAAAAGGCAAATGGATGCCTACTTCTGATTGGTTGTTATATCTGGGCAAATATGGTGTTGCTTTATTTTTTATGATCACGGCTTTTTTGTTTTGGGGAAAAGTAAGAACATCCAATCAAATTGATTGGGTTGAGCTATATAAAAAAAGATTTTACAGGATTGCCCCTTTATCATTTTTCTGTTCAGCTATTGCGTTGGCGAGTCTTTTTTTATTAACACAAAGAAAGGACTTTTCTCATAGCATCCTTGCTGCCTCACTATCATGGTTTGATGCTGGACTGTGGAACTCCAAGCCTGCGGTTACTGATTTTACACCTCCGTTTATGGCGTTAGCCGGAGTGACCTGGACACTTCGCTGGGAGTGGATCTTTTACTTTACGCTCCCACTGTTTTTCATGCTCAAGAAATGGTCATTTGAGTTAAGTGTTTCTGTGTTTGCTTTTTCCGTATATTTCCTTCCAGAATTTACGAAAGATGCATACTTATGGTCATATTTTTTTGCCGGAATGTTATGCAGCGTTCTAAAAGATAAAATTAACTTAACTTCAAAACATGCCAATATCATATTAGTACTTATGATATTAATCACTTTGCTAGTCCAACCAACACTGTACGCCCCTCCTGAAAAGATATTTCTTAGCGTCATTTTCTTCTCGGTAATATCAGGAGCAAATCTGTATGGCATATTAATTAGCAAAGCAGCAATTCGCCTTGGAGCAATAAGCTATAGTTTATATTTAACGCAAGGGCTAATTCTTTTCCCAATGGTTATACATTTTAAAAACCAAGGCGATTTAGAGTTAAATATAAATACATTTATTATATTCGCAGCTTCTTACATCTTAATTTGTATTCTTTCCTCATTAACCTTTCATTTTATTGAAAGACCATTCATGAAAAGATTTAAACCGAAGAGCATTTCAGAACAAGCATACAATAAATAATAATACCCGGCGACCAGTCGCCGGTATTTTCTGTCTTCTGTTACCTAACAATCAGCAGATCTGAATATCTCGTCGTATATCGAGGAGAAAGCATTTCTCGCTTCATCTGCCATTGCTGCTGAATGCCCTGTCCGGCAAAGTAGAGCGTTCCTTTTCCATCTTTAGCGTTAAGGTGATCGAGCACTTCCATTAACTTGCCACTTCCAGCACGCGGCGCGTTCTCATCAAATAGGTTTAGCTGGGCCACACCCTGGCTGAAGAAGTCACCAAGCATGATTCCGGCTTTCTGGTACCGGTGACCGTCACTCCAGATTTTATCCAGGCACTTTACTGCGGCGTTGATGATGTCGCGGGAATCCTGTGTAGGCGTGAGAAGCTTCATTGACGCACTGTTGCCGTAATATGGCTCATTTAGGGCAAATGGTGATGTCTTCACAAACGTAGAGATAAAACGGCAATACTGGTGCTCACTACGCAGTTTTTCAGCACCACGGGCAGCATAACTGCAGATAGCCTGACGCATCTGCTCGTATTCTGTAACGCGTTCGCCAAAAGACCGACTGCAGACGATTTCCTGCTTTGCTGGTGCAAACTCCTCCAGCTCAAGACAAGGCTCGCCGCGCAGCTCTCTGACCGTACGCTCGAGTACCACGTTAAAGTGTTTACGGATAATCCCTGTGCTTTGTTCAGAGAGGTCCAGAGCCGTTTTGATACCCATAGCGTTCAGCTTCTTACTGATACGCCTGCCGACGCCCCATACGTCCTCCACCGGAACCAATGCAAGCAGTCGGCGCTGGCGATCGATATTGGACAAATCAACCACCCCGCCAGTCTGCCGCTGCCATTTCTTCGCAGCGTGGTTTGCGAGCTTGGCCAGTGTCTTTGTCTGGGCAATTCCGACTCCAACTGTCAGGTGAGTGCGTTTCAGGACCGTAGCGCGTATTTCTTTGCCAAAGTCAGTCAGGTCCCGGCAGCTCCTAACGCCCGTTAGGTCACAAAAAGCTTCATCAATACTGTAAATTTCAACGCGAGGGCTCATTTCCTCTAACGTGGACATCACACGGTTCGACATATCAGCATAAAGCTCATAGTTGCTGCTGAAGCAAACAACGCCAGCACGCCGGAATAGCTCTTTTTGTTTGAAGAAAGGCTCACCCATGGTAATTCCGGCTGCTTTGGCCTCGGCGCTGCGCGCGATTACGCAGCCATCATTATTCGACAGAACAACCACCGGCCGCCCCTTCAGGTCCGGCCTGAATACAGTCTCGCATGATGCGTAGAACGAATTCACATCACAGAGCGCGAACATGTTCAGCTCGCCGATTTAACAATAAAAGTCACGACGCCGAATACATCGAGCGAGTCTTCACTCCCGACAATAATCGGCGAGTATGCGCTGTTCATCGGTATGAGTTGGACGGTTGGGCGTAGCTGCAGACGTTTAACAGTGAACTCCCCTTCTACCGCGGCGATCACGATATCTCCATGCTCAGCTGTTAGCGAGCTATCAACCACCAGCAGATCGCCGTCACTGATACCGGCTTCGATCATAGAATCACCTGCGGCTTTGACGAAATATGTCGAACTGGGGTGAGCGACAAGTAACTCATTGAGATCGATGCGCTGTTCAACATAATCAGCTGCAGGGCTGGGGAAACCACACTGAACTAAATCACTGAAAAGCGGGAGAGCGATAATTTCTCGCAGTTCTGTAGACCTGATAAATTCCATATTGCACACCTCAAACACTGTTTTTATATACAGTAGTTTTATTTGTAAGTGTCCGCAAGATCCGGGCTCAACTGTCACTGCTTAAAGCTTCGCCGTTTCGTTTCTAAGTTTCTATGTCGCTTCGAATTATGAGTTTTGTAAATTTTATGCCCGTAACCCTTTGTGCGCAGATTTAAGCCGCTTTTGAAACCGGGAATTTTTTTATACAGGGTGCATACAACTACATCGTAGATGATTGCCACCTGCTTCCTGCCCACGCCGTTCGCAATCAGTCTGCCCGCCTGCTCCCATTGTTCCTGGGTGAGTTTCGGACGCCTGCCGCCGATTCGCCCTTTACCAGAGCTGCAGCTAACCCAGCGCTAGTGCGCTCCACTATCAACTCCATCTCCATCTTGGCCAGGCAGACATGATGTGGAAAATGAAACGCCCTATTGGGCTGGAAGTGTCAACCTGACAATCCGCCTGTTTAAGCGCAAATACATGCTGAGTGATGATGGAGAGATCATCAAAACGAAAGGAGAACTGATGGATGTCCCGGCGAACAGCTGGATCGATGTTCGCCTGGATATGCCATCTGATTCTCTGTTTAACTAGCGGATGAATCAGGAATTTCAGCCAGAGCCTTGCGCTGATTCCAGATACTGTCGATACTGTCCTGCGGCATCTGAACACGTACAGAGACAAATTGGTCAGAAGGGATGTCTATCGGGTCACCATCGCTAATATCCTGCAGTTCATTCCTTGCGAACTCTGGTGCGGCAGGATGTGTGCGGTGATAGGTTTTCACTAACACCGAACCGTCAGCATGAACCTCATAATCCAGCCAGATCAGAGGCTGCTTGTTGCGGTCGGTGGGAATATCAAAACCGCCATCAATGCCACCCCACGTAGCTTCAGAGTTAAGACCCTCGCACCCTTCAATCAGATATTCGCCTGTAGAAAGACGGGTTACAGAGCAACCTTCTGATTCGTCGTTTGTTTCGAAAGAACCGTCAGAAAATAATTTCACCACAGGGGAGGCGGCTTTAAGGGTTCCATCAGATGCTACGGTGGTATTGGTTGATGTATAAAACTTTTGCCACGAACCAGCAGTACCTCCAGCCATTCCACGGAACCAAATAGTAGGACTCGTTGTGTCCAGTGCTGCTGCGATAACACAGGCATAGGAGCTGCCAGCATAAGCCAGAACCACTCCCCCCATACGTTGAGCAACTGGATTACTTCCATTCCCCTGCGTTGCACCGAAGAACTGAGTTCTATCCAAGGGGATGCCTGTTGAAAATTGGTTAGGAATAGACTGGCCGAGACCAAATGCGCCCTGCATCAAAGCGACGCCTGCTGTCGTATCTGTAATAGAGGACTGAAGATCGACTGTAGCCGCACTTCTCAAACCGAGGTTTGAGCGAGCGCTTTCTGCAGTCGTTGCCCCGGTACCGCCGTCAGCGATTGCAAGCGCACCATTGCTCCCTTTCTGCGCCAGTTTGCCGATGCCGGGGATCGTAACAGTGGTGCCGTTGATGGTTACGGTGATGCTCTGATTGGCTGAGGTGGTGGCGAACGTCTCCCACGCACCAATATTCTCGTCATACTCTTTGATAAGCTGCGACATGGCCTGTGCCAGGCCGTCGACCGAGATATTGTCCGACACAAGGATTCCATACTTCTGACCGCTCAGCGCCGGGGAAGCAGCTGGCGTAACCGTCATTGACGTGGCGCTGTTCACGGCTGAAATCTGGAACATCTGTACCGGGTTTGACATGACGATAATCGTCTGGCCAGCGCGGACCTGGCTGGCGGGTGCCGTCCAGTTCGTGCCGGTCCCGGTTGCGGTGTTTCCGTTAATGGCGATGGTGCCGGTGTTATAAAGCATGAACTACCTCACGATAATAACGATCGTTTGAAACGATCAATAATGTAAAATTGATCGTTTATAGCAATCTGACTATTTTTTTAACTTAAATAAAATGGATATTCCCGCTCTTACAGGAATGTAGAAATGAAACGATTATTTGCTGCAGCTCTTTTGCTGCTGGCTGGCTGTGCCGATAAACACACAGATTATACATTTAAAATGGATTATCCTGTGGAGGCTGCGCGTCTTTCTCTCGGTGGCGATATTCATGTAAGTATCGACTGTGCCACGAGGGAAATGAAGGTTATTTCAGACAGCAGCAATGGAATATTCAGCCGCCATGTTAATAAACGTCTGAGTAATATTTGCTATAAAAAAACCGATAAACTCGATGTCATTTATCGCTTCAATGCTGCGAAGGGAGTCAGGCAAGATATGATTGCCACGCAATATCCACGTGTCCCGCCTGTTTCAAATACCGACAAACTGAGCGACAGGGATTCTTAATCCTCGCCCCTGCATCGTCTGGCTCCAGCTGCGCTGATTTTTAGAAATATACCTCCCCTGCAGCTGTGAGCCCGTCCACTTCAGCACTATCCCTGAATAACCGACCACCTCCCCGTCATCGCTGAGATTTCCAGGGCAGTTGTTTACCAGAATCCACGGGTTAAAACTGAGGCTCACCGATAGTGTGTTGTTCTGCAGGTCATAGTTCGTCGGCACATCAAAGAACCCGACAACGCGGGGCATTTTTGAGGCTGAAGCCGCGCTCCAGATGAGATATCCGGCACTGTCGAAGACATCCAGATACCCGCTTTGTATTCCAATGTTACGCGCAGTGCGGATCATGCTCCCCGCATTATCTTCAAGCAGGTCTGCACCAGGCATCCCGTATCTGTTTGCGCCAAGCTGCAGCCACCTTAATCTCCCGTCATTCCAGAATGACTGCGGAGTGAATCCCAGGGTACTGCCATTCCCAAATGGGCTGTCTATCTGGTAAAAACCTTTGTTGTTCACTGCGCCGAGCATACGCTGATCATAAAAAAGGGTGGACCTGTTTTGCGAGTCCACCAGTAATTTTCCATCGCTGTTGTAAACTTCGAATCCGCTCATTGAAAGTTATACACCTCCACATTGAGAGTGATCGCAGGACTACCGGTAGACGGCAAATAGTAAGCAGTAAAGCCGCCATTATATGCGCGGCAGTGATATTCATTGACCGTGACACCAGTCGATACAATTGAAATAAATGAACCATCCTGGGTTATCCCGGCGAAGGAAACATTTTTCGACGTTTCCCCCGCAGCGAATGTTACCGAGGTGCTTCCGATATATCGGATGGCATAATCACTTAAATCAACCGCTATCCGCCCTGCACTGTCCCAGCATTGCAACCCCTGTGGCATTACCATAACCCCATTCTGACACGCAGCACATTATTGCTGTCATAGATACGAATGAGAGTGCTGGTTATCAGCATCCTCCCGCCCCCGGCCACGCCGTTAATTTCGAACGTCCCTCCCTTATCAAGCTTCCAGCCTGCAGAACCAGCCACATAGTTATTCGACTGGATATAGTTGCCGATTTTGGCGTTCTCAATGGTGCCGTCCTGGATGAAGCTGGCCCGGATGAATGTCTGCCCGTTCTGGATCACGAACGGCAAAGCCACGCTATTTCCGGCTGCCGTGGTGACGGCGAAGCGGTCAGCCAGGAAGATAACCTGCGACTGCATGCCGGATGGCGTATTCTCCACGCCGATACCCATCCCCGCGGCGTAATACTGCCCGTTGCTGGAGACACCAACCTTGATGTTGTACATCGCGCTGAGGTCGCCATTAACGTTGGCTATCGCCTGAGCGTTAGTGGTGATGGCGGAGGTATGCCCGTTCACGGTCGCCGTAATGCCGTTTATCTGCGTGGCCGTAGCCTGCTGATAGTCGGAGAACGTCTGATTCAGGCTGTTGATGGATGCCTTGTTGCCGTTAACGTCCGTCTGCAGGCTCAGCAGCGAGCGCGCCGTTGCCTCCCTGTCGTTGACAATCACTTCATCAATGCGGTCCAGATTCGCGCTGTTGCCGGCGACCGATGCAGAAAGGGTTTTACGCGTGGCCACCCGAGCGAGGTTGGCCTGGATTATCGCAATTGCAGAGTTCTTCACCCCGCCCGTCATGCCGTCCATAGACACGCTGATGCTGTCGATTCGCTGGCCCAGCGCGGTATCAGCCGTCGCCACGGTCTGCTCAAGCTCTAAAAGAGAGGACGACACATCACCGACTGTGCTCGAAAGCTCATTAACGCTGGTCTGAACCTGCCCGATTTCCTGCGCGTTTTTGGCGATTTCCTGCGCCTGCAGCTCAAGTTCATCGTTGGCCTGTTTGATGTCGTCAGCCATACCAGCAATTTTTTCGTTGGTATCAACGGCATTCTCGATCAGGTCCTTGAAGGTATCCGAGTCTTTAATTTCCTCCAGGATCACATCGGTGATGTCGGACACGTCGATGCTGGCCTGACCGCGCACCCATTCTGTGTAACCTGATTCGTTGCCGCTGCGGTCCACCAGTTGCGCCCGATACCAGAAAATCTGCCCAGCCTTAAGGCCCATCTGCTGATATTTGCGCTGTGGGTAAGGTACATCGGCCAGCAGCATCGCATCGTCTTCGGTACCGGTCAGGCTGTACTGAATTTCCGTCTTCAGCGTGTCGTCGGTATTCGCCGGGAATCCCCAGTTCAGCTCGATACCGAACACCACATTTTCAGAAGCGATGAAGCCAACCGGCTTCGGTGGATTGCCCACTTTACCGGTCAGCGTTTTCTCTTCTGAATAGCCCCATCCGGACGAGATTTCTGCGGCATTGATTGCGCGTACGCGCACCAGGTAGCGCCCGGCATAAATCCCGGGGACGTCGAATGACGTGGTGGAGCTGCGCGGCACGTTAACCCAGTTCCCGTCGTTTCGGCGCCATTGCGCTTCATAGGCGATAGCGTTCAGCGCCTGGTCCCAGCTCACGCGCATCGTTTCGACGCTGATATTTTGCTGCACCACAGAAAACGAGCTGATCAAGATGTTCGCAGGCGGCGACTGGTTGCCCGGCGGGATCACGCTCACCGGCCGCTGGTCAATGATTGCTCCGGTATCAATGCGATCGAATTTATCCGGATCGTGATTTGCACCGACGATTCTGAACGTGCCGTCGTTATTATCAGTTACCGTAATAACGCGATACTGCTGTGCGTAGAGCTCATCAGACTCAATGACCCATACGGCCTCAGCCACAGGCGTTTCACTGTAAGCGGTCGTAACGGTCACTTTATTGCCCGTTATCGACTGAATGGTGCGTGACTGTGAAACACCCGATGGAAGATTGACAATCATCCTGTCGGCTGCCGAAGCATCCGGCGCCCTGTCCAGCGTCAGCACGCGACCATTCACCGCAGAGATACGGCCGCCCAGGTCGCGCCCGGAGAGATTTCTGTCCGCTACAGCGATTACATAACCAGGCTGCGGAATGTTGCCATCTTCCCCTACATTGAAAGTAACAACGCGATCTTTGTTGTTGGTGAGGATCCCCCATCGCCCTTTGCGATTCGCTTCTGACTGACGGGTACAGCCGATCGCAGTTATCTCAAGTTGATTAAACCCATAACGCGCAACCAGCGCCTGCTCAAAAACAGGCTCCATCGCATCAGAATAAGCGTTATCAGGATCAGACCAGGACACCAGCGCATTGGTGTAACGGTTCTTTGTGGTGCTGCTGGAATAGGTAAAGCGCCCATCAATAACGTTCGCATGCGTGTATGTAAAATCTACATCTCTCGGCATGTCCGCCAGCGCCACAATCTGGTCGTCGCCCCAGTAGGTCATCCCACGGAATATGGCAGCAAAATCACGCAGGACCGTATAAGCGTCGTTGCGTTCCTGAATGTAGACGTTGCAGGTATAACGTGGTTCGGTACCACTTCCGCCTTTGCCATCCGGTACCATTTGATCGCAATACTGCGCAACCTGGTAGAGCGTCCATTTATCTATGTTGGCCGTTGTAAGACGATCCCCAAGTCCGAAACGGTCGCTAACCACCAGGTCGTAGAAAATCCATGCAGGGTTATCGGTCCAGGCCCATTTAAATGTCCCAGCCCACGTACCGCTATAAGTGCGGGTTTCGGGGTCGTAAGTATCCGGTACGCGGATAACGCGGCCGCGGGGCTCGCAGGCGATCTGCGGGATAGAGCCGTTAAACTGGCTGGAATCGAATTCGATATAAAGCAGCGCTGTGTTTGGATAGCGTAATTTGGCGTCAATTACCTCGGTGAAGCTCTGCAGCATCATCGTGTCGCCGATTTTCGCGCTGTTGGCATCAGACGTAATCTTACGGAGTCGGATTGTCCAGGTGCTGCCAGCCTGAGGTAAATCAATACGGTGGCTGCGCTCGTAACCTGACGTCGTTTTGCCTGTCACGCTGGTATTGAGTACTGTCTGCCATGTGCCGCCGTCCGTCTGCAGGTCAATCGCATAATTAACCGAGTAACCGACCAGATCGCCGTCGTCCTCCTGCTTGAAAAGCGAAGGCCATTTCAGGCGCAGGCGAACAGCTGAAAGCTGCGTATTGGTAAACGTGCGCGTCCATGCTGTAGCGCTCGATACCTCAGTTCCCACATTGATTTCGTTTTCGGTACCGGGTATGCCCTGAATATATTTTTGCGCCTGAGTTCCCGCGCGAAATTCCCACGTAACGCCGCTGAAGTTTTGAGAGCCGTCAGCATTCTCCAGAGCCGTTCCGTCAAGGTAGATATCTTTCGCCGTCAGCTGCCCTGCAAATTCCCCCTCTCCTAGTGCAACGAGGATTTTTGCCTTTGCTACAGATTGCAGATCATCAGGCTGTTCGGTAGGGGTTCGGGAACTTGAGCTGCCGCCCTTGCGGCCTTTAATAGCGGTTGCTAAAGCCATATTGCGCCCATAAAAAAAGCCACCCAGAGGTGGCTTATTGTAATGTGTTTAATCTAGTAGAATTCAACTTTCGTATTCGCTGCCATTAATACTGGCTTCGGCACAGGATTCCCTGCGCTCTGCATTGTTACTTTACATATTTCAGGAACAAGCTTTTCGCTATAATGACAAGTATTCGTTGCTGTATAACCTTCCGAGTAAACTGATGTGTTTATAATTTTATAATCAAGAGGCTTCCTGTCTTTATCAACATAAGATATTTCGTTTTTAGATAGGATCTTTCCAGAACCATAAAACTCAGAACGTATCAAATTAGAATCATCATCATAAAAATGCTCAGATATTTTCTTACCCAAAAAATAGGTGTCTTTAATTAAACCATTCGAGTAAAGATCATATCGCAACTCGTCACCATTTTCATTTTTACTCAAAATATTACATTTTTCATCGATCTGTATAGAGAAAGGCTTACCATCTCTCTGACCAACAAGACTTCCGTTGCTATTTTTTAAATTGGTTTTATGACCAGAAGAAACGTTATCAAGATCTAAGCTTTCAACACACCCATTCTTATCCAGTCTGATGGCAATTTTATAAGTGACTTTCCCATTTTCTTCAATATCAGTATCTAAGGATTTGACAGCTCCTTTAACTGGATTGAAATCAAATATAGTAGATAAATTATAGAGGAGAGGTATGTAATGGTTCTCAGCCAAAGCCATGCCTGAAAATAAGGAAGTACAAAGGAAAAGAATAGATGTTTTTTTCATTTAGAATCTAAGCTCAAGTCACCCCATATTAAGTATGCCCATTACAGCATGCTTACTGCTGATCTTCAACATAGATAGCGGAGGATGATCGCCTCATCAGATGCTTCTGCGTAGTCAACATAAAGCCCCTCTCGCGCAACCTCGAGCACGTTCTCAGCCACCAGCTGTGACTGCTGATAGATGCTGGTACCGGCCCCGTCAGCATTGTCCAGCAGGTATTTCAGCTTTTCAGGACCATTAAACGTGGGGTCCTTGCGATACGCCATCCCCAGCATGCCGATCTTCGTATTACCGGCAATCGCATAGAACACCGCGCGGCTCAGATAGTCCTCATTGCGCTTGCGATTGCGTGTGGATTTATCGGTTGGGTCGAGATAAGGCAGATACTTATTACCCGCCGCTTTTACGGCCTCAGCTCCTTTGCAGAAGTCCCTGTATTTCCTCCAGGCAGCAGAAGCCGCCCGGTGTTCTGGTCGAACCCAGGTGATATCGTCGTTTGCCATATCAGAAAGTAGTGTCCATGGTGATTGAGTATGCCGGTTTCACGATCGGGTAATCCTTCACGATGAAGTACCCACCAGCATCATTGGGGTGATCGTTATCTGCTGATTTGTCCGGTTCGCCATTGGCCGCCCAGATTTGCTGTTCGAGGCTTTCGGTATAAACCGGGCAGTTCTGGACGTTCACCAGATAGCGGCGTTCGCCGTTGGCGTTACAGAACATGGCGTTCATCGAGTTGATACGGTCCTTAACCGGCGGGTTGGCATCATCAACAATGACGCTGAATCCGGCTTCGTTGAGCTGAGCAATATCTGTCTTGCTGGCGTTCTGGGACTTGCGGGAGTCGCCAGAGGCATCCGGATAGATGTAAATCTCCCGGCTCTTCACGTAGCGACCATCCTCGTAGCGCCAGAACTCTTCCTGAATGCGCTTAATCATCGCCGGCGTGTCGTAGACCTTCACCAGTTCACGAACAGCACGCGGCAGGCCGTTACGCTTTACGTGAACAATCGCGGCCATTTTCCCCACGTTGAAGTCCATGCCGATAAACAGCTGATCCCCGTCCTGAATCTCGTCAGAACAGTTATTTAGCTTACGGTTGAACGTGTGGTAAATGGTCCCGCTGTTAAGGTTGGTGAACTTCCCCCGCAGATATGCCTGAATCAGTTCCTCAGGGTAAGAACTTAGCAGCGATGGTATGTAATCAGGCGGCAGATTCTTCGCATTGTCGAACGTGCTGGCCTGAATCAGACCGTATAGAGCCGCAAGCTCTGGCTTCTCACGTACCGCCTTCACGAACTGCTGGTAGACGAATTTGAACCCTTCCGGCGTGGTCGTGACGTCAATACCGTTTCGCAACCCATCAACCTTGTAACGCATACGAGCGATGATTTTTCGCCAGGCCTGCTGTGCTTTGGCAGCCGCCATGACGTCCAGCTCATCCACCATCGCGTTACCGATTTTGAAACCTACTATCGAGCCGGGCTTCTCCATCGAGCGGCATATTGTCGTCCCGCGGTACCGTCGCCCCTCGTAGAAGTGAACCTCTTTGTTCCCCTCGTTGATTTTGACGCTCAGTCCCCAGTCAAAGGCCACCTCCTCAATCGTTGGGTAGAATATGTCACGAATTTGCGGGTACGTTGGCGCGAAGTAGCCTTGGTTAATCTTCGGGTGTTCCCACATGCCCTTACAGATGCCGCCACAACCCACCCACGTTTTACCCGAACCGAACCCGGCAACATAGGCTTTGAATTTGTGCTGCATCGCGAGGAAGCGCGCCTGAGGAGTGTTAAGTGTCGGGCTTATCCCCATCGTCTGCCCTCGCATCCACTACGTTGATATTGATTGCAACTGGCGTTGGTTCATCGTCCTCACCCTCACCGGCCAGCTCTTTACGGAGTTTCTCAACCTCAAGCTGCCGTCGTTCGATTTCAATCTGCTGTAGGCGCTGCGCGAACTCGCTATCGGCCAGTCCGAGTCGTTTCATTACCGCTTCGTACATGCGCTCACGGCTGATGGCTGTGATTTCGACGCCGTTCTTGCCGACCTTCACTCCAGAGTATGCGAGCCGCGAGACTGGAGGGAGCTTGCGGGTGTCAGGGAAATAAGGCTGGCCAATGCCGTCACCATTGCAGCGTGGGCATTCAGGGCTTGGTTCTCGGTTGTGGTCGTAACCGTAACCACCGGAATCATCTGGTTCACGTCTGTCACGCTCAACAGCCTCGAGTCTTTTCTCTTCAAACTCAACTGCATCCCGCCACTGGTAGTGGTGACCGAAACCCCAGCAGTAACGACACGCGCCGCGGCGATACTGCGAAAGCTGGTTTGCATCGAAGGTGGCGAGCTGCCACATCTGCGCGAGGACTTCATCGGCACTGCCAAGCGTGCGCGCAATGGACTCTTTTTGCTGGTGCGCAATTGCCTGCGCAACGTTAGGATTCGCTATGAGCTGACGACCGTAGTTTGGGTCACTATAACCAGCACGTGCAGCAGCAGCGGTGGCGTTGTTGTCCTTCAGGTACTCCGCGACAAATAAGCGCTGCTGAGCAGTAAGTCCATCATCATCCACCAGCACTTCTGCGCTTTGTTCTTTCTGCGCAGTGCGCATTTTTTTCTGCGCAGGTTTTTGCGCAGTAGATTTTTTGATATATCGACGGGCGGTAGCGTAATTCAGTCCCTGCGCTTCACACCATTCCTTTGGTGATACGCCGGTTGCGGCATGTTCGGACAGGAACCGTTGCTGAAGCCCGCCCCAGTCCGGTTTTGCCATTGCTTACTCCAATAAAAAAGCCACCAGCGGATGCCAGTGGCTCAAAGTATTATGCTTACCGATGCGGGCTAGGAGATAAAGTCGTCGCTCCCAAGCCTGTGGGAGCCGTAGCGAGCCTCATAACCATCACCCAACATCCCTGCTTTTGTCTCTGCAACATCTTTCGTCGCATAAACACCTGCAAGGTGCCATGGAGCATTACGAATTACCCCCCAGCCTTTAACCCAGCCGTCATTATCAATATCAGCTTTCAATCCTTCTGCAACAAACATATATGTCTCCTTTGGGTACCCAGAGGCATACTATTAAAAGCAGGCGATGAAATAAATGTTAGCCGTCAAGACTTGCAGTAATACTCAGATGGTGAAGGTCTGGTCGGTTGTGCTCAATAACAATATCACCAGCCCCAGCTTCAACATCATAGCTGCGGCAGTAAGGAGCAGTACACCTACCCGATACGTTGTCTTCAATCAGCACAACCCCTGATTGAATAGCCTTAAAAGTTACATCCGTCCCGTAAACCATCCTGTCTTTCCACTCTTCGAGACGCGTAAACGTAACAGTTAGCTTTGCCATAATCCCTCCTATGTTGAGCATTATCACAGGCACTGAGTGAATGCCTGCTGTAATGCCACCCACACTCATGCCCTTGAGTTGCTGTCGCTTCATCGCCGCTTATAACCAGTACGCGTATGGCCTTCGTGCTGCTTTACCGGAGCATGTTCCCTTATTTACCCTCACATCGGTATGCTATACCTGCTCGCTATTACGCGACTCGGGGCAGCATCATGACTGCTGCACTGCCTTTCGGCGGCGGCCCAACCGCTTTACTACTTCAAATTGACTTCCCCTTCTGGCAGTTCGCCTGCCACGTTTTTGGTCTATCTCAACGAGACGATTTAGGACGTATATCGCATTTATGCCAACCAGATCATTGCGTTGAGCTTTAAGTTCGGCAATTCTGGACTGGATGTCAGGTTTTGATAGATTTTCGGACGCAGTACGGTTGGCTGTTTTTGCGCTGTACCCCGCCCGAATAGCCGCTTGCGTGGCGTTTAAATCGATGAGGTACTCGCGACAGAACATTTCTTGCTTGTCGGTGAGTGCCATTTTTACCTCAAGGAGTTGTTAATGAGTAAATATAAAGTTGGAGATAAAGTTAAGCTTAGGTCTGGTGGCCCAGTCATGACCGTTCAACAAATTAGCGTTCCCCAACCAACAATGTATCGGGGCACTAATCGGTGCCAGTGGTTTGCAGGGAAGAAACTAGAAGAAGGTTATTTCCCAGACGACTCACTGGAGGAAGTTGGGGATGACGAGCAATAAGGAACAAGCCGTCTACTGGATGCTTGAACTTCTCAAAAGAGACGGATGTCTATATCAAGATGATGTAGTAGATCACTTGGTTAAAACTAAAAATGAAGACCTTTTAGTTGAAAATGCCGACGGTAATTTAGCCTTAAGTCGTCAGATCCTTACCTTGTTTATGAAACATACAGCTGAAGAAGTGGTTTGGGTGAGGCCTCATCGTTATTGGCGCTATCGTGTCGCTGAGGACGAACCTGGCCGTGAGGCTCGCGGTTAAAATAAAGGGCGATGATTCGCCCTTCTTTGCCATTGCGATGGTTCTGATCGCAGTGATGACAACTAAAACGCCCGGAGGGGGTTTTAGTTAGAAAAGGAAAGCTTATCGTTAAACGTAAGCTATATATTTTCTTCATCAACAATTGAGTACATACCCCTATCTCCAAGGCTATATACGTATTTGTCTTTGTATGAATTTCCTAGTTTACTTTGATAAGAAATGGTCATAACAATTGTTGACGGTAGCTCTTGTTCATTTACTTCCCAAGACTCTCCGATCACTACATCTCCCACTTTCGCGTGATGAGCAGAGTACTCACTATACGGGCTGAATGGTGGTTCAGTGTTTATCGACAACATTAAAGCATCTTCCCCACCAATGGACAGGCTACCTCTGTATTTATATTTTGTTCCACCTATAATGACTGCTGGTCTAATCGATGGTGCCTTTATAATTGGTTTATATTGCCTCTCTTTTTCCCGCTTAGATGTTTCAAGATTTTCGCGATCTGAAAGTAATTGCTCCCTCGCAACTGAAACCATTTCCCTGTACTGGTCTACAGAGTTTTTCAGCTCAAGTGCCTGAAGCTCAAGTGCTTTTGTATTTTGCTGCAACTCTTTTTGCTGTTGAAGATAGCCTAATACTAACCAGAGAAAAGCGACGGGTGAGAATGCCCCAGCTAAAAAGTCGCCAAACTCATTCCAAGACGTCATGACACCTAAATCCATAAAGTAAATTACGGCACCCAGCACGACGAAGTAAAGAACACTAACTATTAGTCCATACCAAAACAGTCTCATCACCATCTCCTTAATTGGATTTGGTATTTAATATCCGTTAAGAGTAATAAGTCAATTCAAGCACTGCCCTTTGATGTATTCCTGAAGGTAGCCAACCTGCTTCGTCACTGTGGCGATTCGCTCTCTGAGGGTGAAATAATCCCGTTCAGCGGAGTAAGTAAGTCGGGTGCGGGAAGCATCGCCCAGGCCGCCGGTGCTGGACGCTCCGTTCGCGGGAAAGTGTGCGTTGAGCTGCAGCCGCTTACGGCCAGCAATGACATCGCTATGCAAACGCTCAATGGTTTCTTTCGCATCAGCCAGTTCTCCTGTGTATTTGGCATCCAGCGCAGCCACATCTCGCTGTCGGGTTTGCATGTCTTTGATGCTAACGATCGCCAGGCTCAGTTGTTCGGTAGCGTTATCGCGCTGGCCTTTGTAGGTGATGGCGTTGTCGCGGTAGTGGTTAATCGCCCAGGCCATAGATACAAGCAGGCAGATAACGACAGCACAGATGATTGCTGTTAATCGGCTCATTTCTGGCCCCATATGCAGACTTCGCGCTCAATCTCACGGCGCGTTACTCACCCTTTCCACTGTTTGCCTCCAGCATGAGTCCAGCGCCGCAGCTGATCGCATACGCCTTTCAGGTTCCCATGTCCACCAGCTCATCTGCGCTTTTATCTTTCTGCGCAGTGCGTGCTATCTTTCGCGGGTAAATTTTTGTATTTTGCGTAGCAGTTTTCTTGATATAGCGACGAGCAGTTACATAATTAAGGTTATGTGTCTCGCACCATTCCTTAGGGGATATGCCAGTAGCAGCGTGATCAGACAGGAACCGCTTCTGCAGCTCGCCCCAGTCCGGCTTAGCCATTGTTACCTCTAAACTGAATGAACTTTAGACGTCACTCACAGCTTCAGTATTTGAAGCAATGAAGTATTTTTTCTCAAAGAAATCTTGAAATGAGGATTTAAGTTTATGAAATATGTATAACTACGATGACGTACAGAAAATCAAGGCCAATCTCGAGTGGATAGTGCATCAAGCCTCTGCCCGGTCTCATTTGCGCACTGAGCATGATCAATTAGTGATTTCCGATCTAATGGAACTGATTCAGACATATGAAACTCTTCTTGACCTTGTAAGCAAATTTGGTGCTTCCGTCTTAAACTCGGAAATCATAGCGGGTCTATCAATCACAGAGGAATTCATTGCTAAGGTTAAGCGGAATGAGGGTGCGATGTGAGCGACCAACACACTGTGAGACGATTGATTCGTGTATTGAAGCTTCAAACTGGTGGATTACAGTTTGAAGCATGGGTTATTTAATTGCCGTACAGTCGATTGAAAAGCGCATTTTTCATCGCATCAGAATCAATCGGATCCACGTTTAACCAGGTCAATGTCTCTTGGTTCTTTTCTGCATTGAAATCAGAAAACACACCATGGATATCACCGTTATCAGGTGAGTAGAGAACAGCAATATTCTGTTCTGGGCAACTGTGTGGTTTACACCCTGACAGAGCAATATACTTTTTGCCCGCAACTGTTACTTCGGTTGATGGTGTGCTTGTGCCACCACTTTTTACCCATGCAGGTAGTTTATTTTGACTTATCAGTTGGGAGTAGCTCTTAGACGTGCTTTTTGCACTGGCGAAGTCAGAAAGATACTGCCCTTCCTCAGCAACAGCGCTGAACGAAACCAAAGCCATAGCAGCGATAATCACTTTACCTTTCATGTTAATCCTCATTCCATAAAGACACCTCAACTCTATACCTTTACAGTCGCTATGTCAGCCCTATGGATAATCAGAGCATTTGATGTTACTGCCCGGCCCAAATGATTAGGTAAGGATTATCTTAATCACTAGCGCTTATGCTTGTTGATTACTGCCTGACTGCCAAACTGTTCAGGACTCTGATGCGGAGAATGCCAACTCCAGGGAATCATCGATAAAAAGAGCATGTGAAACTGAGACTCCTTTAGCTCTCCTTGCGAGGGCTTTTTTTTTGGATAGTGGCGCTTCGCTTGCTAAATATTGTGTGTTTTCTAAAGTTAAAAGGTGGCTTTGCTATGTCAGGTAAAGCCGTCGTTCAGAAATACCCGTGTGCTCAAGGACGAGCCATCCCTAATTCTTTCTTTCCAACTCGATCTGCCTTATGCCAGCGAAATTATTGTTTCCCTTTTCAATTACAGCCAATAGCGGCTTAATCCACAATACTGCCTGGCAGTACGTCATGGAGCTGGTGGCAACGGCACGATCATCGGCTGTGTCAGGTCCATTGGAATCGGTGTGCATGGCGCTGGCACGTAAACGGTGCGCGTATTTGAGCAGCCCACCAGCAATGTCAGCAGGAACAGGCAGATCACAGGTTTTTTCACGGCGGAGAATCTCCCGGTATTCGATTACGGTTTCTTCGGTGCTGGTGTCAATCAGGGAGTTGAGCCTATTGGCATGTTCTGCAACCTGATTGAATCGATTGAAGTTGAATGCCTGGGTAGCGATAACCTGCCCCTGCAGAGAATTGTCACTTCGCAGAACGTCGTTTTCGCTTTGAAGATTACTGGCCTCCAAGCAGCTCTTAACGAGGGCGACCGAAAGGCCAGCAATAATGACAACGCCGATAATACCCGGATTAATTTTCACTGGTCTATCCCCCAGCACGCCAGCGCGCTTTCCTGGTCTCTCCGTTCCACCTGACCGTAGCAGCCGTTCTTCTGACCTTTAGTCATGCGGCAATCGCGACCACCGTCTTTAATCCACCAGCGGATTGCCTCGCATGCCCCGCGGCGGTCACCGGCATTAATGCGCTTATAGAACGTGGACGGGAAGCACTTACTCGGCCCGATGTTGTACGGGCAGAAGGATGCGATCCCAGCTTTCTGCGGTTCGGTAAGCGGTACCGCAATATTGCGGTCAACCCACGCCAGAGCCTTATTGCGTTCGATGGCGTTCACTTGATTGCATTTGGCCTGAGTCAATTTCATGCCCTGCACAACCGGTTTACCATCAACCATCGTTGCGCCGCGGCAAATAGTCCAGATACCGCCAGCATCTTTGTAGGACGTGAGGCTGTTACCCTCTTTCTCATTCAGAAACTGGTCGAGGATTACGGATGCAGGAGCACCAGCTAGTATCAGCCCCAGAACTGCGGTACTCAACTTTGCTCTGGATCCCATCACTCACCTTCCTTTTGTAAGGCCTCAACGACCACGCTTGCAGCAGCAGGACGCTCGTGAAGGGGTTTATCACCAACACCTTTCAGATAGTCATTGACCATTTTTGTTCGCTTCTCATCCTCTCTACGCCTGCGGTTTGCATCTACCCGCCCGTTAATGTAGGAGGCAAGCGAGATAAGCAGACCAGCAGCGCCAAAGAACATGAACACCAGATCCTGAGTGGTAAATCCAATGGCTGACGCCAGAGCTGCTACCCACGCGAAGAACTGCGTGAAGATGTTCCCTGAATCATTCATTTTCATGGTCTCTCACCTCGCTAAGTGCGGGTGCTGTTGCTAGAAATAAAAAAGGCTGCCAAACGGCAACCTTATGATGATCTAAACCTGCTTGAGCGCCCTTCTCATGAGGAGTGCAATAAATTAAATAATCCTTAAGAGAGCTATTTAACCCATTAAAATAATTAACTATTCAAATAGTTATTTATTGTTATCATTTGGGTTAAGTTAAAGAAAATCTTCTTAGGGATATAAGACATACAAGCGGGCATGCACTGGCTTTATTAATGCGGAGAGGGTTGATGTCGTTCTCCGCACTTTTTAGTGCTTACATCTGGCTACCAATGCCACTAGTCAAGACATTAGTGCCAGAAACGCATTGAGACATTCATCCACCTCTAATTATGCCCACCCCATTCAGAAGATTTGAGTGAATAAAAAAAGCCCGCTTTTGAAGGCGGGCTAATGAGTTGACTATTGGTAAGGTAGGTGCGAGTAGTACCTATGCTCAGTAGTGAAACTGTATCGGCTTATTCACGTTTGGTTCTGGAGAACCATCAGGCAGTTATCTTCGACCCACTTTTCAAGCGTAGCAGCAGTTTAAAATTTCATAAAAAAAGGCCTGCTTTTTTACGGCAGGCTCTCAAGGAAATTGAAACTGTATTGTTATTGTCATGGTGCCGGGTGCCTCCCGGTGACCCTACCCCAGTGAGCAAGGCCGCGTGCATACCTGCAGAGCGCAGTTGACTGGAACGCCCTTTCGCTTAGAAAGGATTCACCACACGCATAAATTACGCATGAAATATTCACTCGGTCAATACTGTTCATCATTGGCAAAAAAAAGCCTGCTCGGAAAAGCAGGCATAGATCGCTAAGTTGGAAATAATTGAGGGTGTGGTGCCGGGTGCCTCCCGGTGGAAATGATCACAGCACTCATTCCCGCGCGCTGGTTGGACACTCTGGAGAAATGTCCTGCTGAATCGCCCCTCCGCTTAGGGGGATCCACCACAAAAACGCTTTCAGAAACATCCATTCTGCAGGATGCATAAGAAGCTTATGTGCAGTATGAAGAATCTGCCACGTAATCAGATGAATATATTCATTTAAATGGTACAGGCAGAGGGCCTTCAATCACCTCGGCCTCTCCGTTATCGCAGATGTCGTCACCCTGTGTCAGGTGCCAAATACCATTAAAAGTAAGTCCCGTCTCAAGGTCTTCTGTAACACCATTGCTAAAGTAAGCAACCTGTACTCTGCCGTTGTGTTGAATCCAGTAATAGCCTTCTCTCATCATTCCCCCTCCTGTTCGATATAGAGATTATAAGAGGCAATGAATATTGATGATTTTAGTAATACTTAAATCGCTATTAAGCAAAAAGCCCCACGGGGTAAACCGCAGGGCTTTAAACGAAGGCAATAACCCATCGTTAGAGCAAAATTACCACAGATTCGGGAAAAGTAAATAGCTCACGATAAAATAATGCCCTACTTTGTTATCTGCTTCAGCTGCGCATCAGCCCAGGCTTCTTCGATATCAAACTTGGTGATGAGCTGGTCGTAGAATGGCTTAACAGACTTCTTCCAAGTATCGAGGCTGATTGCATCCGTTATCTGGCACACCGCGGCGTAAGCCTCAGTGGAAGGAATTCGTTCATGCCCCCGCCCGCTGCAGCGCTTACAGTCAGCCAGAACCGGCACACCCTGCTTTTCAGTGAGCTCCTGATTCACTGCTTTACCGCGCCCGTGGCAATCTCTACAGGCACAACTAACTACCTTCTTACCCTTACACTGAGGGCAGAGAACTCGCGCTATCTCCCTGACCTTCCTGCGCACTTCATACTCGGAAGGGTGAATATTTTCCTCACCCATGTGCAAAGACATCTTCACGAACTTCTTCTCTTTTACCGGCGTGTGAGACTTCATGCTGAAAACTTCCGCGTCTATAAACCCTTCCCCATTGCAGCCATCACACTGCTTCACGCTGGCGGCGCTGCGGGAATAGTCTTCGAACGCGAAGGTGGCCAGCTGATGCATCACCAGTGGTTTAATCTCATCATCAAGCTTCCTTAATGCCGCCACCCGATCGCACTTGGTCAGCGCATACTGAGCCAGCAACTCAATCGCGCTCTCCCGGTCATTGTTGCTGATACCCATCTTCCCGAGAAAAGCGCTGTAACCCATGGCGGCCCGTTCCTGCGTCATGCCCATCGCAGCCATAATATCCGAACCAGTTAATGCATCTGATGCCGTAGCACGAGGAGAGTCGCTAATCATCGTCGATTTGGCGAAGTGATATTTGAGTGTATTTTCGAGATTCATGCGGTCTCCAGCTCGGTAATGGTGAGTTCTAATTTTCCGCCCTTAACGACAGGCATTTTCACAACGCGATAATCCACAACCTGGCTGTCATCCAGCCAGAATCCCGCCTTGGTTAAAGCGTCAAATGCAGCTTTCTGCAGGTTATCCAGATCGCGGCGCCGGCGATCTGGCATGTAACATTCAATGCGGATTTTAAGTGGTGCGGCCGTGCGGATATTAAGCCGGGCGCTTCGAATGACGCTGGCGACTACATATCGGTACGCAAGGCCATCAGCACTGATATGCGTTCTCCCGCGGTTGTGCCGGTAATACCGGTTGTTGCTCGGCGGCCAGGGCAAAGTGATTTGATATGTCTTCACGTTTACCCCCACATCCGGTTTCGCCAGCGGCTATCCGGGCGCGCTGGAGTATTTGAGGTCGGAAGGAATGCACTGACAGTCCAGGTCACATAATCCTGGTTTAGGCTGCGCTCTACTCGCACGCCGCGCGCTTTGTAACGCTTAACCAGTTCGTCGGCCTGTTCGGTGCTGCAATCGGTGTGGTGGAACCAGGAATACTTCATTCCATCACCCCGCAAAGCCAAGCAGCTGCGCGGCGACATTTTCTGCCTCATCACGACTACGGAATGAACGCGACAGGACCCAGCGCCAAAGAACATCGAGCGCAGCTTTATAGAGCTGCTGGAACTCGAACTCGTCCATGTTGGCGAATGAGATGCTACGAGGATGTTTTTTTAGTGTTCCGTCAGGTAGCTGAATGGCATCAAAGTGCCCTGCCTCAACGATCACCCATGAGCGGTAAGCATCGAAGGATTTGCACAGGCTAATACCATTCGTGACTCGCCGGTAAGCAACCTGCTCAAGATACTGCTCAGCAGCATCGATCAGAGCCCCCTCGTTTCCGCCATACGAGGCCAGGAACTTGGCGTAGCCGGTGATCAGCTTCCGCTCGTTACTCGAGATAGCCCCGCCGGTTGGTTCCCAGTATTCAAAACCGAGATTGAGAAGCGCGAAAAAGCGCCGGTGAAATGCCGGGTTTCGTACCCGCCTGAACTCGGCAACAAGAACATCGCCGAGCCGGGTTTTTGATTGCAGGATATCGCTGGTCTCGGGTGTGGCCGGGATCAGTATTCCTGAGTGGTGTTTGATAAGTTGTAATTCTAGCGCCAT